GCAGCTGCGAAAGATTGGTAGGGTAATCTTTTATGTATTCCTTTTTCTTGGCTACCTCGTCCTCCTCCCTGCACATCATAATAGTCTAGTTTATACTTCTTATAGTCAACGAAATAAGCAATATAGCTAAGCAGGAAGCATTGCTCTCGAAACAAGGCGCGCTCAGAGATTGAGTCAATGCCGCTGTCTTCTAAAGAGCCGTCTTCTACATTTATACCTTTTACTGCATCATCGTCTTTCCCGCCTCTACCCTTGTTAGACAGAGTGTCCCACATGCCGCCTGCGATATCATGATATTCGTTATCCCACTTCTCCTGTAATCCTTCGACCTCCTTAGTATATTCCTTATCCGCGTCAAAGATACACTGTGATGCTTTTTTCATCTCTATGGATAAGCGCTTCAGTTTACTAGTGAAATCGATAATTAAATTTCCTATCGTTTCTGCTTTTTTGTCCCCAAAGTAATACACCTTCATCTGTTTGGCAGCAGCTATCACAATATCGCAATATTGAGGAAGAGCGTAGTCATTTCCAAAAGTAATCTCTATTCCTGGCTTGAAATCACTGGTTCTATTGAGACCGATATAGCGGAGCACAGAGTTTTGTGGAGACTCATCAAGGTTTCCGACGACTAATCTAGCGTAAAGACTGTCTGGATCTAGCGACTCTTGAGCTTTGTTGTCCCCGGTAATTCCGTTTCCATGGTTAAGCACCATTATACTATTCGTCTGCTCCCCATCCTGCTTGAGTGCTCTGAAGGCTGTTTGGAATTCCTGACCGTTTATGGCTTCACTGAGTTTTATCGCGATTCTAACAACTGCGGTTGTCAGTCCGGCATAATACCAAGGGAAAGATGATGCCGGAGGTGCAGTTGAGGATGATGCCGGTGAGATCTCTGAATATGTTAGGTTCTTTTCTCCTTCTTTGATCTCTATATTAGAATAATTGGCGATCGATTTGTCTTCTGTGAGTGCTCCCCACAGGTCATCGAGGTTATTGATCGAACCAGTGAGTCCGGATGTCGGAAATATATTTGCATTCGACATATACGGCGGAGCGCCTGATGCCGATAGATTAGCCAAATTGTCCGGCAAGTCAGTATCGAGCCGCGTAGAAACAGTTTCTTGAGCAATCGCTAGTTCCATCGCGTTTTGGTTAACATATAGCTTATTTTCTACACTATCTAATTTAAACTGAGCTATCAGACCCGGCAAACTGGCGGCGGAGCTACTCAAGTTCGTTGCGCAGATGCGTACATCACTTACCGCTTTTGTGGCGGCTTCGCCCTTGATGGTTGTTACTGTTTCTTCATATAGGAACGCTGCTCTTGCGGCTGACTTTGCTGAATCTGCCATGGCTTCGCAGCCGGTATCCTCACCGTCTTTCTCTAGCTCCCAGGCGCTTATTGCAAATTTCTTGTACGAGTCGGGTGTGTCCCGGCTAACGCCGGTGGCAGACTGCAGCCAAGATTCATATGATTTGGAATGCAGGACAGCGAAGTTTTCAAGCTCTGCCTCATCCCAGGCAGAATCGCCGCCGCCCGAACTGGGTGTTGAATCGCCAGTAACAAGATCAACAACAGTATCTTTAAAGGATTTGGATTTGTGTGGGTAGCCGGTCGCTAACACACCATGGCACTTGGCGTTAGGTCTTAAACCGGCTGGTTCGAAAATCGATTCATAGTTATTATTCTTCTCCCATTCTGGACCTATGTCATTATCCCAGTCTTCCAGAGCTTTGGACCAAATATCTTCGCTCATCTTAATATACCTCTAATACGTTTAAAACTTGTTCCAGATTAAGGGGAATATCAATAACATTTCCCGGCTTGATGTCTGCCTCTGTTGGGTATCCATTGTACCATGCAATAACCCACCAGTAGTCGACATTTCTATAGTACTGGTTTGCAAGATTATAGTATCGATCACCAAACTTCCAGATGTGTGCGGTTGTATTGAGAGAAGCGCGATCAGAAACATCTGGCTGCCTCAATATCGGAGTAGCGTAATGACTTAGAGACTTTACGTTTCCTCTTTTCTTTCTTAAGAACTCGTAGAACTCAGCGTCATTATCAAGAATTTTTGTTTTTAAGTATCTTGAGCCCATATTAAATTATGCCTTCAAAATCAATTGCCGAAGCGTCAGCTGGCTCACTTTGCATCTTTTTCTCTTTCCTGTCTTCGATTTTCGCCCTAAACCCCAGTCCCACGGAGGTCTTGGCTAAGTTTGCTTCGGCGGAAGCTTTTGCTTGTTCGTTAATTGTTATCTCGTCTTCTTCTTCTTGCTGGTCTAGCGCTCCTTGTTGAGAAAGCGCGGCTCCTTCTGTCTGCAATCTTCGCAATTCTTCTTGTGATCTTGGGCTGGAATTTTGAAGATTCGCTCCATATGGAAAAGTCTCACTGCTAAATTGTTGCTTGCCATCGTCTCCGCTGTTCCACCCTATGGGGTGTTCGTGAATTACACCAAAATCAAGGTTTAGTTCGATCATTTTCGGTAATATGTTTCCTCCCGCATATTCAAACACACCAAAGTCAGGATTTTCTATATTATGAGCAATCGATAAGTTTTTAACGAATCCCAGCAGACCGGCTCCGGTGATGTCTTCCGAAGTATTTTTATTTGCAACAAATCCGAATCCGTTGAGTCGACCAGGACCTAAACCTTTAACCAAATTTCCGTAAGTGTAGCCTTCAGTGGAGCCGTAATTGAATCTGTTAACTGACCCAGATGTTTCGGCGGCGGCTCCAACGTTTGAAGCTAAGTTCATAACCCTCATTCTTATTAAGGGAGACTGAGAGATAGTAGAAGAATTGTCGACATCCGTATAAGACGGATACAGGTAACTGATTAGTTTTTGTACTTTCGCAAGATTCTCGAAGGCTTCGCCTTCAGAGGCTGCCGGAACATTCAATCCTAGCGTAATATTTCTTGAGTTCTGCTTAAACATCCGAATCGGATCCACTCTACCATAAACTGATTCTTCTGACCAATCAGAGTTGAATGATTCATTAAATGCGGTTATGAATGCTTTAAAGAAGACAGACTTTCCGCTTGGGACGTGCTGGAAACTAACTGTAAATCCTTTGTTTGCCATGGCGTCCGAGCCATCTGCATAGAGCACCTGCCCGAACACATCTCTCGGATCGGTATCCAGATCGTCCACCGAGCCATCTTTATTGATATCGCGTAACGGTCTCCGTAGCTTAAATGCATTAAAATAGTTATCTGCCATTTTTTATTCCTTTGTTCATGCGTTACTCTTGACGGCTTCAACAGAGAAATCGCCGATCTCTTTTTGCACGATGCTTACTACTTTTTCATTGATTCTATCACCATCCAAGACAAACTGAACCGTCAACTGTGCCACTGTGCCGGCGTTGCTAGTCGAAGTAGTGGAAGAGACAGCTGCTGCGGGGGCTGCAGCCACAGCTGTCATCGCCACAGCAAACGGCTTAATTTTCATTGCGTTAACTTCGTTAATGGATGCGGTGATCGCAGCAAAGCCGGTTTGAATAGATAACATTTTTTCTTCAGTGATGTTGCCCATAGCGGTGAACACCCCCTCCATCTTATTAGCCATTATATTACTGACAGCCGATAAAGCACCTATTCCCAGCAACGACAACGGGTTACCTAGTGCCGCCAGCGATCCCGCGAGGGCGTAAAAAGATAGGGCTAACGCGCCTACGCCCGCAGCAAATTCATATATCCCTCCGCCGGCGCTTGAAAATTTGACTAAGCTTTCGACGATTCCTCCCAGTCCTTCAGCCAGGAGCCCCATGCCGCCAGCAGCGAGTCCGATACCAGCACCAATTAAGGCGATTCCTAAACCAAAAGGAATAAGCGCTTCCGCAGCTACTAGTAGCAGGGGACTTGCAGTTGCGGTAGTGGTCGCTAGCGCCCATATTGCGCCTCCCATCCCGAGTAGAACCGCAACAAGCCCAGCTGTAGCCCACCCACTCAGTTCCTTAAAAGACTCCGCCATGGCTGCAACTCCGAAAGAAGCTGCGAGCACTCCGATTCCGACTCCGACGGCTGCCAAGCCGATTGATAGAATAATAGGCAGCATCTTTTTTAGTATTTGCGATAATCCGCCGCCGGCGGCTCTCAATCTTGCCAACGCCCCGCTGAGCAGGTTTGTAGCAGTTGTTAGGGCACCCGTGGCAGTTGTCTCTGCGGTCAACGACGCGGCGCGGTATGTCGAACTGGCAGTTAAAAGAAGCATTACCGCCCGAGCTACGCCCATAGCAATAGATATCCCCTTAATGCCGATAGCAACGAGTCCGATGACGAAACCCCAATCCTGCATTATAGTAGCAGCGGTCTGGATATACCCAAGATAATCTAATAGAAGTTCAGAGTTTTCAGCGAACATCGCATTCATTTTTTCTTGAACAGTCATCAGATCTTTGGCGCGCTGTTTTTGCTCAATAAGGGCGGCGGCTGACTCATTTGAGGAGCCAGACATCATATCCATATTGCCTGACATCATAAGAGCCAAGTCGCCGACATCCGATAATCCTAGAGAGTTTGTATAAAACTGCTTTTGGTAATAAGACATATCATCAAAGGACAACCCAGTGCTTGTAATAGCATCTCTGATCATCCCAAATCGTTCTGCTGGATCTGTCGCCATCATTAGATCCATTGCGTTAACAAAGTTTCCCCCTAATGCTGCATTAAGTTGTCCAGCCTGCTCTGCTGCTCCTTCAAAAGTATCAAACTTGCTTGTGATCGCCAACACCTTTTCTAGTTCCATGCCGGTGATCTTGGAAACTCTTGCAAGATCTTTGAATGCCTTACCTGCTTGATTGCCAAACTTGGCGAACTGTGGACCCATCGAGGCAAACTGTGCAGCTAGTTGTGCCGGCGGAACGCCAAGAGCCTCTGCCGTTGCGGCTAGTTCTCTCTGATAACCTTCTGCTTGACCCGCTGTCATGCCCATCATCTTCGTGGCATTCTGCATTCCACTTGCGAAATCTCCATTGGCGATCCCATAGGCTCTTTCTAGTGTTGTTGCTGTTTCTGCGATCGCTTTCTGTTGCGTGCCCGCTATCATTGTGAAGTCTGTGAATCCTGTGGCTAGCGCTCCATACGCTTTCGTGACATCTTCTACTGACGCGCCATATTGGTTCATTTCTTTGTATAGAGACTTAATTTGATCTTGAGAAGCCTCCCCTAATGCATACTGCTTTTCGAAAGCTGTCGATTGCTTATCATAGCTCACTAGTAGTTCGCTAATAGAACTTATTTGTTTATCAATGAACGATGAAGCAGCGGAGTCAGCTAATCTAAATAAGGTTGCGCCCACAGATTGCATGGCTGAAGCCACGTCTCCTCCGGCGGCAGCTATTTTTAAGAACCCTTTAGTGACCTTTCTTGACAAACCTGTCGACATATCGAGGCTTTTATTAAACTCCTTCGAAGCTTCAAGCACCGCATTTTGAGCATCTAGTCTTTTCTTAAGCTCTGTAACTTCCTTCGCTTGTTGCTCTACCCCTTCTCCTCCGACTGCTAACGTCTTCTTGGCTAGATCTAGTTGCTGTCTTGTTAGCTCTATTTCTGCTTCTCGCTTGAGCAGGTTATTGTCGAGGTTTTTGCTTAAATTTCCCAGGTCAGCGATGTATTTCTTTTGAGCATCAATCGATTGTTCTGTTGCTTTACCGATCCTCTCTCGCAGTTCGAGTTCTTTCTTAAGAGCCGCCTCCCTATCGTTATCTCCGGCGAGTCGCGCGGCGTTTAGTTCCTCTGCAAGTCGGAGCAACGAGAGGGCTCTTATTTCTTCTGGGGTAATAGCAGCCATATTTTATCCTCCTCTCTTTAACTTTTGCACTGTGCTTTGGTAATTAGTTAATAACGAAAAAAGGACAAGAAACTAATGTCCTTGCCCTTCTTTCGTTTGTTTATTAACTGAACATGTTGATATATTAAGAGCTAATGCCCTTATCCCTTTATTCTGTCTGCTAACTCTTTTGGCATTTGTGGCGAGTTGAACGCAGTTAAATCTTTAGAGTTGCTTCTACCCTTCGAAGATTTTTCTGCAGACTCCTGCTCCATCTCAAGCTGCTTAACAAGCCGCTTAACAAACCAAAGCCTCAAACCAATTGGCAAATTGTATGCCTCTGAGAACGACCAACCGCCTGAATATTTTAAAAAGAAGAACTGTTCATAAATGTTCTCCATATACTCAGCGGTCAGGCCAAAAAAAGTCCGCTGACAGCGGCACCTCCATGTCCTGTTCGTGACCACACTCGCCGCACTCAAAGTTTTGAGTTAGATCGACGTTTGGTGCCACTTGGCGGTAAGATGAACGCAGGTGGCGAGCATCAAGGGATGGAATGTTCTCAATTAGATAACTGACTGCTTGCACTGAGTCATCTCCATTAACGGAGACAACCATATTGCGAATCTGTGTGGTGATCGCTTGCTCAGGACGCTTTCTCTTGCGCGCTGTCTCAAGCTGACTAGCCATATTCTTTTCGTCCACGCCAGTCAAAAGCCTAAATGTTGCCTGCAGTCTAGTTTTAGGCAAAGTTGTTGTGAATGTTCCGTCGTCATTATTCGTGACTCCGAGTGCTTCTGCTGTATCTCCACTGTATACGTCCGAATCATTGAGATCGAAATTATACTCCTGCGTAGTTCCACAGGATGGGCAACCAACCTTCGTCTTATACTCATTTCCGTAGCCAGAGATACGAGCAGCAATAATAATTGCATTACGATCTCCTACGAGCATTGAATCCGGGTTTATCCTCTTGTTGACGATAAGACTCTGAATAACACGCTCAATAGCAACGCCACTCTTAAGAAGAGCCATAGACGTTAGCATATCCTCTTCTTTTGCAGTCATCTGCTTAATCTCAATTGTGGTCTGCCCATGTAGTGGGTGGGTTTCTGGATAGAACCTACCTCCCGATGGCATCTCCACAAACTCTGTTGGAACAACAAACGAGAAACCTGGGGTTTCTTGATGAGCTTGTGGAGGGGCAGAGTTATCTTGCGGGGTCGGGTTCCCCATTCGATCTCTATTACGTGACAATATACACCTCTTCTTTTTTATTTATTATATCACAAATCTATTAGACATTAAAGAATGTTTGTTGACCCATAGCAACTGTTGCATCTGATTCGCCGGCTGTCTCAACACGAGCCCAATCATACCGAAGACTAACAGAGATCTCTGTCAAGTCATCGTTGCCGTACTCTAGGCTATCGCCATACTTGACTTCTGTAATGAAAGAGTTCCATAGTGTCCAAGTTTCGAGTGGCTTGCCATCTGAATCAAGCTGTGTGATAATAACTGTTCCGAGAGCAGCAGCAGACTTTGCCTTAGAGATACTTGTTAGTGTCTCGGCATCGGTGGGAGGAGTATATCCGGAACCCTGAACGATTGCTGATAGCGTGGCAGTTAGATCTGGGTCAACTGGGTCGACCATAGTCACAGTGATCGGCTCCCAAGTAACATTACCTGGGTAGTAGAAAGTGTGGTTTAGGTACTTATGCTCCGCTGCATTAACTGCAAACGATGGCTTACCGCAAGACTTGGCGTACCAAAGCTTAGCTCCACCTTGAGAAGCTTGAATCCCTTGGAATTCAACAGAGAATCTAAAGTTTCTCTTTGGATCGTTGAGAGAAGCGTTCTCTCCGAAATTTTCAGACCAAAATGGCATGTTGGGTTACTCCTGTTAATCTATTTTTAAGTAGTGATTCGGGGGGAAATTCCCCCGACATTTTATCAATCATCAAACGAGGCACCGGTTGAGGCAACCACGAAGTCAATCGCGATGTACTCGATGGCACGTGCTGGTTTGACCATGATCTTCGCATACATGATGTTCTGATCAATAAGGTCTGGGGTTGTTGTTGTCTCATCGAGAATCAAACGGTAATCAGTGATACCGAACTGAACCTTGACGTTTGCGAGGAACGGCTCAACAAGTGACTTAAAGCGGTTCCACGTAGACTGCACATTTTGCTCGAATAGAACCTGCGTAGAGAGAACGGAAATCTGCTTCTTAAGGTAGATTACCAATCGTCTTACGTTGATTCGATCAAGAGCAGACTGGCGCTCCTGAAGAGTCTTCTGTCCAAATGCCACAATACCGGTAGAAGGGAAAGAAGCGATTGGGTTAATGTTTGCATCATATAGCTTGTCTCTCTCCTTGGAGGTTAGTCTCTCGGTCACATTTGTAACTGGGATTCCTGCTGCACCATCGGAAAGACCGCCGCGATTGAAACCGGCGGGAGCATACCAAAGATGAGTGGAAGCCTGAGAACTAGCCAAGACTCCCAACATTGCGACAGAAGGCGGAATCCAAAGAAGGCGTCCGCTAGCATCGTCGCGAGTCTGAACCCATGGGTAGAAGGTCGCACCATAAGAAGAATCAATTCTTCTGCCCTTGAGTGCCTGAGTCACGGAATCTACACCGGCACCCCGGCGAGCAGCCCTGGAGGCAATGTACGATTCGTGAGCGGGAGTGTATACATCCGAAAGGTCGATAATCGACATTGCATCTGCTCGATCCTCACATATATTCACTAGGTGAGTTGTGAGTGTATCGTTGGTCAATCCAGGGACCGCCATCAAGTTCATATCCAAGGACTCAGGATCTGCAACTGTGTCGATTGATCTCTTAAGGGTATAGTACGGGGAACTAGTTGTCTCAGAAGCGCTGGTCAGTCCTGCGTTATAGAAAGGATCTGGCTTGATAAGATCAAGTCCGTCAAAACCACCAAACACTGGAGCAGTGAACTTATCGTAACCTGCATTCAACAGAGTCTTGTATGTTCCGCCGCCACTTATACTAACAGCATCGCCGCTAGCAAAAGATCCAGACTCGTAGTAATAGCCGGTGCCACTGTCCTTTCTAACATCGTCTAGAGAGAAGACATATGCGTACTCTGAGCCGGCTGGGGCGCTGGTAGATGTGTCGACGCTCTGCAGAAATCTGCCGTCTAGCATACCATGGACATCTCCAACACTCAAGTCCGCTCTAGTAGAAGCAGCAGTTCGAGTGTTCATCATTCCAAAGTATGCGTTTCGTGCATCAGCTAGTCCACCGTCAGAAGCGCTAACACGCAATCTAACAGACGGGAATACTAATGATCCGGATACGCCAACTGCTCCGCTGGACTCCAAGACGCTAGCTCCGGCACCTACAAGAGTAGAGCCCCAGTTAATCATTCTCCCGACAGGAGCGACGGCGAGGTCAATAATTTTCGCATCTGAGTACTTGGGAGGACCAAAGTAACCAAATGGCAAGTACAATGCGTTTGATGCACCTTCCTCTACATCTGGGTTACATTCAACGTAGACATATTTAGACTGGCTCTGGTAATCGCCATAGGTCTTTAGTCTGCGCTGTGTCTCGT